ATTGTTGCTGGTGATTATAAAGCATATGATAAAAAGATGAGTCCTAAAGAGATATTAGCTGCTTTTGATGTGATAATACATTTCTGCAGATTATCTGGAAATTATACTGAAGATGATATAAAAGTTATACAAGGTATAGCTGAAGATACAGCTTTTGCTATTGTGGATTTTAACGGTGATTTAATACAATTATTTGGCTCCAATCCATCTGGAAATCCTTTAACTGTTATTTTAAATAGTATTGTGAATTCATTACGAATGAGATACAATTATTATTTACAGAACCCCGACGCTGAAGTTTTATCGTTTGGAGATAGAGTTGCGTTAATGACATATGGTGACGATAACATTATGTCGGTACACAAAGAGTGCAATTGGTTCAACCATACGTCTATTGCTAAAACATTTGCTGATATAGGTATTATCTATACTATGGCAGATAAAGAAGCAGAGAGTGTACCATTCATACATATTGATGATGCATCATTTTTGAAACGCACATGGAGATATGATAATGATATGAAATGTAGATTAGGTCCTTTAGACCATGATTCTATAGAAAAAATGCTTATGGTTTGGGTAAAATCTAAAGCAGTTACTGAAGAATATCAAGGAGTGTCTGTAATTTGTACAGCATTACAAGAATATTTTTTCTATGGGAAAGAGGTGTTTGAGAATAAACGACCTATGTTAATATCGCTTATTACTAAGTTAGGATGGGATGATTATGTAAATAAAGATACATTCCCAACTTATGATGATTTAGTTATACAATATATGAAGAGTTCAAGTAAATGCTTTTCTTATGAAGAGTGTTTTGCTCCCCAAAGTGGATTGTGTGTATTTAATTATAAACACAATAACGGTATACCGCCGGGGGAATTGATTGAAACGAGAATGGTCTTAAAGACCAAGAGAAATTTTTATTTGTTTTTAGACTCTATAAATTTTATGAGCATATCGTCCTTGCTCATATGACTATCTAAAAACATTAAACTCACAAGCGAAGCGCTTGTGTCCACGCGGAC